TTGCATCAGCAAATACTTTGGCATCAGTACATTTCTCATTGTTTTGTATTCGCTTAAGTAATTTATTTATATTTTTTGTAGATCTTCTTAATTCAGATTGTACGAGTTTTAATTTGTTTTTAAGATTCTCTGACTCTTCTAATAAAGCACTTAGTTCTGTTTGGTTTTCTAATTCTTCTATTACAAGTTTCTTGGTTTTGGACATAGTTAAATACTCCTGACTATTTATGACCATTAATGACTATAGTATTTTATTAGATTATTAGCAAGAATAATCGGTATTAATTACCGCCCCCTATCTGGGGGAGGGGCGGTAATTAATAACCGATATCTACTTATTACTTTTCTTTAGATTATTTTTAGTTATAATTAATTATGACAAAAAGGAATACTCTTTGCCGTTCCTGGAAAAAACGAAAACTTTACACAGAAATAAAATTGAAACCATTAATTAACCAGTTAATAGCCGAGAGAAAAAAACAAAAATTAACCCAGACAAAACTAAATGATGAGATAGGTTATACAGATAGTTTAGTTAGTCGTTGGGAATGTGGAGATCGAACACCATCAGCTTTTGCATTATTTGTATGGGCTGAAGCATTAGGATATACTGTCACCCTAAAAAAAACAAAGGAGTAGCGCATGTCAAAACTTAGTCGTGATAAAGGTTCACGTACTGAAAGAAATCTAGTAAAAGAATTAATATCTTTAGGCTATGATGCTCGTCGTGTAGATAAAAAAATAGGGCAACTTGGTTCACAAGATTCATATGATCTTGAAATATTAAATAAAGATCAGGACATTGATTGCCGTATAGAAGTTAAATGCCGATCAAATGGTTTTAAACAATTATATAAATGGATAGATGAATATCCAAACATCGATGCTTTAATTATTAAAGCAGATAATAAACCATTTCTTGTAGTACAAAAACTATCAAGAGGTGTGTTATGAAAATGATTATACCAAATAAACATTGGGTTGGTGCATACATACCTAATTGGTTGTTAGAACAACCTAATGTATCTGCTAATGCTAAACTTATTTATGCTATGATGTGTGCTGCAAGCACAGATAAAGGTATAGTTAATCTTAAACAAAATGATATGTGTTTACGCATTGGTGTTCAACTAAGAACATTTCAACGTGCTTTATCAGAGCTTGAACATCACCAGTTAATAAGTATTCAATCTACTCAAATAGGACAACCAAATACTTATCAGTTTCCTATTCATAAATGGATGGAAAATATAGTTCCATCATATAACCAAGTACAAGTAAAGGATGTAGCAAATGAAAAAACAACAAGACTTCCAGTTGATTTCAAAATTAGCGAAGACACAAGTAGATGGGCTTACGCACTCATCGGAGAACAAAATACACAAGCACAATTTACAAAGTTCTGTGAATACTATTGGAAAAAATCAGGTCATAGAGCAGAACGATCAGACTGGGATGAATCATTCCGCAATTGGATCAACAATGCAATCGACTGGAAAAATGTCTCAAAGCTTGGTGATAACGGGACAACAAAAAAAGGATATGGTTTTGCTCGAGGCGAACAAGCTCGCCAAGACAGGCAAGCTGGCTTCCGTTCCGCATTGGATAAACGAATGGCGACCAACTGATTCAATTTATTTAACTTCATCACAAATAGATGCATTACTATATGAAATAAAAATATTAAATGCACCATGTCAAATTGAACAAGGTGTTGCAGTTATGGAGCAAACACTGGAATTATATGGTATGCCCAATAACTGGAATCGTATAGTAGAATTTTATCTTGAAGCTATTGAAGATCTTCCATTAGATGCAATCATAGATATGATGCGTACTTGTAGAATGAATCTTAAATGGTTTCCAAAACCATCTGAATTACGTAGTTACATTAACAAAGATTATTGGAAACGATGCACAGCTGAGATAAAACTTAATGCTATGAAAGCTAAATCTTTGGTAGCCATGACTTAGCTTTACCTTTACCTTCTTTAAAAGCTTTTACTAACATAGCTACTTTAGTAGATTTCTTACTATTATCTTCTAATTTTACACCAAGATATTTTGCTAATGCTTTTAGCTTTGGTTGGCTGTATCCTTTGATAAACCTTTCATCTGGTGTAAAGTGTTTCGACAAGTCCCATTTATTTTTCTTCATTAATGTACTGTATGCTGTATCGATACCGATCTTTGGAAACCTACGAGCGCATATATTTTTAATATGTTTTGTAAGTAACTCAGCATCATTGTTTTTAATTATCTTTGAATAGTCTTTATCAAGTTCCCATTTCAAAAGATATGCAATTGATTCTACTAATGTAGCATTTTTAACAAACATTAAATAAGCAGATTCAGCTATTGCTTGGGACTGTGGACCAGTAAGTTTATTAAAATCAGTTGGATCTTCTTGATCTTTCTCTTCAATAATCTCACCAGTTTCAGTATCTACTATTTCATTTTCACTGAACTTATAACCAGCTGAAGAAACTACAGAACAGTCACTATATAATATAATAAGAACACCACATTCAGATTTGTCTGCATCATTGTATTCATTATTGTCATCATCAAGATCATAATAAAATTTTGTTACAGGTTTACCAAGGATTTGATGAACACCTTTGAAACGATCTTCGAATGATTGCTCTTGTATTTCTACAAAACTCCAGCCGTCTTTAAGATATTTACTTCTTAGTTTATCACATTCAATTCGCTGTAATGTCATAAACTCATCATAGTCTTCAGCAAAATATTCTACATCTTCTGAAAACAAATCCATTACAATAGAACCTTTGTAATCAGAATGTTTAAACAAAGCTTTTTCCATATTAATTTTAGTATCTAAAGCTAGGTTACGTATGTACCAGCTTTGCAAGTGATCGCCTTTGATTATTTCTTTTTGCTTTTCTTTTGTGTGCAATGTAAATGCCATGCATTGTTCTATATTTAATATGCCAGCATGGTAGCTATCAATTATGCATTGATCTAATTGACCTAGTTTTAATCTTTGATTTATAATTGATGCTGAAATACCAAAGCGTTCTACTATATCAGCTACACTTCTTCCATTATCTAACATCTTTTGAAAAGCTACACATTGATCTATTGCATCCATGTCTTCACGAACTGCGTTCTCGGATAAGGCACATTCATGTGCATTTATATCATCCATTTCAACTACATTTACAGATATAGATTTTAGTTTTAATTTTCGAGCAGCTTCTACACGACGATTGCCCCACACTATTTCATGTCGGCCATCACCATTTTTACGTACACCCGGAGGCTGGAGTATTCCATTAGCTTTGATATTAGCAACAAGTTCTTCGAATCCTCGTCCACCTTTATTATTTTTTCGTGGATTTAGACTTGTTGATTTTATTTGGCTTAGTGGTAGTTCTATTATTTTCATTAGAGTTTCCTTCTATTTGAGTTACACGATAGGGTATGTTGTCATTAATGCATTCAGCCCTAGCCTTATGCATTAGCTTCCAGAAATTTTTTTGATTGTATTGCTTGGTTATTCTTGGAGTAAGCAATCGTTTCTTTTTATGATTGAATACAAGTACCGCTTTTTCTGAAATAAATTTTGTAATAATCAATTTAAACTTTTCTTTTCTTGGTTGTTACATCACCAATACTGTTGCCATTGTTATCAAATAACCGCCAGTAATTATCTTTGCCAACTTTAGGCCAATCTTCTCTTTCAATTTTATATGCTAGTTTTTTTAATATGCGGGCAGTCTCTTCACCACGAGCAGATTCTATTGCAGATCCAGCACATCTTATTTCAATTTGTAAGAATTCCATTGTCATGCTGTCACCGGATTAATAAATAGATTTCTTTTTTGTTGTTCAAGTGTGAGTTCTCCTTGAGAATCACATCGAACACATTGAATAATTATTTCTAAAGATTTATCAAAACTTGGTGGATTTTTTATATATCCATTGCCGTGACATGCTTGGCAAATTATCTTTGATCGTATGCGTCCCATGCTTTTTCCTCCAATATATCAATTAATGAAA